GTTCCTACTGACGAAATGCATTTACATACGTTGACCGTAGAATTTTTCCAAGAACATTTTGAAAATTCTGATATCAAAATTTATAATGGTGGAAGCACACCAAATTTCCATACAGCAGATTGCGTTTATTTTGTTTCTTAAATGAAAAACTGTGTTCTTTATTTAGTAAGAACATCTGAAAAAGACATAGAAGATTTGATACTTTCTCTCGACTTCTTATATTCAAATCTTCTATGTCTTACTGAAGCAGATGTTATATTATTCCATGAAAATGATTTTGAAAAATATAAAGACAGAATAAAATATCCTGTTCTTTTTCAAGAAGTGTCATTTAAAATTCCAGATTATCCAAAAAATATTATGGATAATATTCCTGAGTTTTATCCACACCCAACACATGGAAATGGTCCAATTGCCTGGGGTCACCCAGGATTTTCTTTAGGGTATCGTCATATGTGCAGATTTTTCTCTGGAGAAATGTACACGTATGATATAATAAAGCAATATGATTATTATTTAAGACTTGATACTGATTCATTAATCCATACACCATTGAATTATGATATATTTCAATGGGCGGAAAATAACCAATGTCACTATGGATACATCGAACCAGCAGTTCAATTTGATAACCCAAAAGTTATAGAAGGTTTATGGGATTTGTTTGATACAGATATTCCAGAAGGAAAAATGTATTATACTAATTTTGAACTTGGTAAAGTATCTTTCTTTTTGGATAAAGAATATCAATCGTTTTATCATAAGATTGATAAAGGTGGTGGAATCTATACTAAAAGATGGGGAGATGCTCCCATTAAATATCTTGGCGTGAATATGTTTATGAATCCTAAACACATACAACCAGTTCGTGGATTTGTATATCAACATGGGGCAGTGTACTCTACATGACCGATAAGAATAAAGCAGCATATAAACTTAAAAATTTTGGACCTGTATATTACTTAAATCTAGATGGACAACCAGAAAGAAAAGAATATATGGAGGATCAATTTAAATACTGGGAGATTAGTGATTATACTCGCATCTCTGCTTATGATGGTAGAGATGATGATCTTTCTGATATAATTCAAGGTAAATACCCAGACGGAATGTCCTCCGGTGAGATTGGTTGTGTAACATCTCATTTAAAAGCAATCAAATATTGGTTGGAAACATCTGATAGTCCATATGCAATTATCTGTGAAGATGATATGAGTATGGATTTAGTTCAGTACTGGACATTTAATTGGACTAACGCTTTCAAGATGTTCCCATATGATTGGGACGTAGTTCAACTAGCAATCATCAATCCAGGTCAAGTTCATATTAATCTCCATCAAAGATTTGTAAATGATTTTTCAACTGCTTGTTATGTGATTGAAAGACATTATGCAGAAAAACTGATGAGATTTCACATTAGAGGTGAAAAGTATAAACTTGACAATGGAGTCAAACCAAGAGCAGTTGCTGATGATTTAATTTATAATTCTGGTATGACTTATTCTATTCCTTTGTTTCATTACAAAATTGATTTAGGTTCTACTATTCACCCAGAACATGTTGATGTTTTTCATCGTAGTTCTCATGATGGAATCTTGAACTACTGGAAGAATGAAGTTAATAAACTTGAAGACTGGAGAGTTTTGTTTGAATATGATCCTTATCTTGGAAGACTTCCTCCTGGATGTACTTGACATTTAAATGTGAAGATGGTATATATAATATAGTTACAAAACTTAACAAAGGGTAAAACATGACTGTGGTAACCAATGAACTTGGTCAGTCCAATATCTTTGCGAATGAACCTAAAATGTATGTAGACCCTAATCACAAGGAGAATGGCATGGGATTTAACGAACGCAACGAAAAACTTAATGGTCGTTTTGCTATGATTGGATTTGTTGCTGCTATCGGGGCATATGCTCTTACTGGGCAAATCATTCCTGGAATTTTTTAAAGTCAAGGAGGGATAAATCCCTCCTTTTTACATCTTGACATTTAAAATACTCTTGTGTTATAAATATAATAACGTTAATAAACGTTACATAACTTTACAATACATCAACCTCGATAATTTGGAGTAAATAGATGACTGCTACGATTAACTATCGTCAGCGTGGAATCGGTGATGTCTGGGAAGACTTTTGTTCCTGGGTCACCAGTACTGAAAACCGTCTTTATGTCGGTTGGTTCGGTACTTTAATGATTCCTACTTTGCTGACCGCTACTATTGTTTTCATTCTGGCATTTGTTGCTGCACCCCCTGTAGACATTGATGGCATTCGTGAACCAGTTGCTGGATCTTTGATGTACGGTAACAACATCTAGATGGTGTCACTTACAAGTAATTGTAAGAAGTAAATTGGGTGAATTGCTGGGAAGGGAAGACCACCCCAATCAGCAGCCAAGTCCAAAGTACACTTTGGAAAGGTTCAACGACTACCTGAGAGGTTCAGTCCTCTTAATAACAGGCTCGAGCGCCCAACTCCTTTGTGATATAATACTTACAAAGGATGAAGATATAGTCTAACTTTCATGATAACTTACTTAGCATTACGACTTTCTAATGGAGACTATTATTGGGGTTCTACTTCTATGACCCTCAATAAAAGAGAAAGGTTTCATAGACAGTTCAAAGGAAACGACCATTTTCATAACTCTCTTAAAAAGTATCCAGATGACTGGGTATTCCTAGAAATCTTTAATGAAGATACTGATAATAGAGAAACTGAAAAGCGAATGCTTTTATTACATTATGGAAATCCTGGTTGTTTAAATTTATCAAATGAACCACAAGGTTGGGGAACTGGTAAAAATCACGCCAGAAATAAAAATCCTCAATACTGGGAACATTTAAAGGGTGAAGGTCATCCAAGAAAACTTAATCCAGAAAAATGGAATAGTACGCTTGGTGATAATCACTGGACTAGAAATACAGAAAAGAGTAAATTAGTTTCTCTTGCTTCTAACTTTCCAATATTGTCTGGTGATAGTAACCCTATGAAAAATCCTGAAGTTGCTAAGAAAGTTTCTAAGTGGAAACAAGGAAAAAATATTAAACCTTGGATTATTGCTGACGAAATCTATAAAATTTGGATTTCTTCTGGTAGACCCAAACCTACCTCAAAAGCATGGTCTAAGAATACTGGTTTTCCTCATTATTCACTTAGGTCTATGGTCTCTTCATTTTTAGAAGATTGGATACCTTATGAAGATGAAGAATGGACTTCATGGAAGGCATCTCTGGTGCCGTAGTCCCAAGTTCGAATGCTATCGGTCTGCACTTTTACCCCATCTGGGAAGCAAATTCTCTTGATGAATGGCTTTACAATGGTGGTCCTTACCAAATGGTAATCTTCCACTTCCTGATTGGTGTTTTCTGTTACGCTGGTCGTGAATGGGAACTTTCCTACCGTCTGGGTATGCGTCCTTGGATTTTCCTTGCTTATACCGCACCTGTTGCTGCTGCAACCGCTGTCTTCCTTGTATATCCTATCGGGCAAGGTTCTTTCTCTGATGGTATGCCTCTTGGTATCTCTGGTACGTTTAATTTCATGCTTGTCTCAACTTGAGGGACACCTGGAGAGTAATCTCCTTGATTAAATCGGGTGAATTGCTGGAAGCCTAAGTCTTATAAAGATATGGTAATCAGCAGGTAAGCCAACCACGAACTTGGTTGGAAACTTCAGAGACTAGTCGGTTTTCCAAGCGTGGAATGTAATACGACACTAGCGCCCGACAACCTTTTATGATATAATGTTTATCCAACAACACCATCCACAGGTAGGTAGTTGTATAAATAATATTAAATTATTGAGGATAAACAAATGACTGATATTGAAGCTGCTTGGTTAGCTGGTTTATTAGAAGGTGAAGGTTATTTTCAAATAACTAAACCTAGACCACATCATCCAACACAAGTCGTTATTAGACTTGCTATGACGGATAAAGATGTTGTTGAAAAGGCAGCAAGACTGCTGAATAATATTCCAGTAAATGAAAAAGCAAAAACAACTGAAAGAAAAACCATTTATGCTATTAGTCTCTCAAAAAGAGACGAAGTAGAAAAAATACTTCTACAAATACTACCATTTATGGGAAGTAGGAGAAGTAAAAAAATAAATGAATGTCTTGAGGTTATTAAAGAGAGGAGGCAAATACTTGCTGAAACTCTTAAAGAACAAAAAATCGAAGCAGCAAATATTAGATGGAGTAAAGTAAAAGGTTGATGATATAGTCCGCTCCTATACGAAAGTTTAGGGTAAAGTGTTCAAGCAGAACATAATATTCTGATGCATCCGTTCCATATGGCGGGCGTAGCAGGTGTTTTCGGTGGTGCTCTTTTCAGTGCTATGCACGGTTCGCTGGTTACTTCCAGTCTGATTCGTGAAACAACTGAAACGGAGTCTCAAAACTACGGTTATAAGTTTG